GTGGCCTCGCCGTGGGTGATCCTCGCCTGGTCCCGCTTGGTGGCGGCGGTGTAGACCTCGGCGCCGGGCTCGCCGTCGGCGAAGAAGAGGTAGAGGCCGACGCCGGCGGCGAGGGTGGACTTGCCGCTCTTGCGGGGGACCTCGTTGTAAGCGGTCTGGAAGCGCCGGAGGCCGTCCGCGCGCTTCCAGCCGAAGAGGGAGGCGACGAGGAAGGTCTGCCACGGCTGCAGCGCGAAGGTCTGCCCGGCCCACTCGCCCTTGGAGTGCTTGAGGAAGCCGAAGAAGTCAGCGGCGTGCTGGGCGGCCGCCGGGTCGAAGGCGAGGCCGCGGGCCGCCCCGGCTTCCAGGTCCCGCAGGTGGCGCTCGCAGGCGAGCCGGGTCCACCGGCAGGCGGGGACCTCGCCGCCGGCGGCGGCGGAGGCGTAGCGGTGGGCGATCTTCTCGGCGGTATCCCTCGCGCGTGCCACGGCCTTCCGCCTCCCCGGTCATCGGGGACCCCACCCTGCTCCAATCTGCGGGTGTGCGCGCAAGACCCCGTGTCGATTCTCAAGCACTAAAAACCACAACATTTCAGCCACCCCTTCCCCTCTCCCGCGCGGTCTTTCTATTGTGACACTTGCGACAGAGGCCTTGGAGGTTCGATAGATCGAACGGCGCACCGCCTCGTCGAAGCGCGATAATGTGATCGGAAACCTCCGAGGGCTCCTCGCCGCAGGCGCGGCAGATCGGATCGCGGGCGAGGACGATCTCGCGCAGCTTGTAGTGTCGCCGCGTGTACCCGCGCCGCGAGCTGGAGCCGCGGCGCTGCCGGTCGCGCCGGTCGTGCTGCCGCGTGTGCTCGGGGCAGCGCGGGGTGTGGCAGAGCGCCCCGCAACCGGGCTCGAGGCAGGGCGACGGCGGAGCGTAGGGCATCAGCCGCTCCGCTTGCCGGCCAGCTCCGCGCCGCGGCGGAGGAACTCGTCCATCGGGTCCTCAGCTCCCGAGCTCGCCACCCGGACCCGCACCCGCGAGCTGGGCGTCATGCCGAACTCGGTCAGCATCGAGCGCATCTGCTCGAAGGCCTTGTTGGCGATGGCGAGGAAGGGCGACTGCATCGGGTAGCCGCTTGGGGCCTTGACCAGGACGCCGAACTGCTGGAGCTGGCAGTTGGCGTCCACCCACCGCGCGTAGGCCTCCGTGTACATCGCCAAGGCGTCGCGGTCGATCCTCGTCAGGATCCCGGCCTCGGCGAGCTGGGCACCGATCACCTGCCAGTGCTCCTTCGCTGCCGCGCTCAGGTGCTCGGGCGGATCGGGCAGGCAGACCTCGGGATTCGGCTCGTCGTCGCGGAGCGGGCGCTTGCCGGGGTTGCCCTGGAGGAGCTTCAGGGCGGTGGGCTTGGGCTTTCGGCCGGGCATCGCGTCACGCAGGGAGCTGGAGCGAACGGGTCGGAGTCGGACCGCCCTCTCCCGCCTGGTCGGCGGGCGTGTCGCCGGTGTCACTTCGTTCGCGTCTGGGATAGGGCAGAGCCTCGGCCGCGAGCTTGCGGCGCAGGGTCGGGTCGAGCGGCATCACATACTTCAACTTCGGCGCCATCGGCACGCGCTCGGCACGTGGGTCTACGTGCTGGCGAAGCCATGGGATGGACTGGCCGTTCCTCCCGAACCGGTCGTAAAGGGTTCGTGGGTGCTCGATCTTGCCCTTCACCTTGATGTACGACTGCTCGGACGTGCCGAGGTAGATCCAGCCGCCGGCCTGGTAGATCGTCCCGACGTGGCCTTGGCCGCGGTTGGCGTAGCTCACCACCAGCTTCAAGCCCGGCGACTGGCGGTGCAGGAGCTTCAGGGAGATCGCCACGCACTGCGACGTGGGGTGCGCCCTGCCCGGGGCGAGCGCCACCCGCACCAGCTCGGCGGCCTCGGTGTCCTTCAGGCCGAACGGCGAGGCCAAATGCCGATTCGCACCGAGACCATAAACGATCGCTCCACAGAATCGACCTTGCTCCCAAACGCCAATCTTTACGAGCTTGCAGCGCGGCAGGCGCCTTGAGTAGTGCCATCGCATGATGGCGTGCCTTGCCGCATCGTGGGAGCAGAAGTCGAGCCGGAGTTCACTCACGGCCGGAACTCCGCGCCGCACTGCGGGCACTGGACGAGCTTCTTCTCGTCTAGCCGGGGTTGACCGCCAGCGTCTTCTGGGTTGAAGGCCGGCCCCGCGAGGAGCGCGTCGAGGTCCGCGCCGTTGAGGCTCGCCAGGACGTCCCCAGGGTTCGAGATCTCGCCGAGCACCCGCTGGAGGCCCGCCTCGTCCCAAACCTGGAGCAGGTCCTCGACTCCGAGGCCGCCGCCCATCAACGTCAGGTTGTTGTGATCGATCGCAAAGGCCACGGCCGCGGCGCGGCTCTCGGCGTCCACCCCGAAGATCACCGGGACGGCCCACTCGCCGCCTTCGAGTACGCCGATCCCTCGTGGGACGGCCTTTTCCTCCCTCCGCATAGCCTCGAGTGCCTCGGTTCGGCCGTTGCCGTAGACGAGCGCTTCGAGAGCCGCGTCGTACTTCGGCGGGTCGCCGAAGCCGTGGAGCTCGATGGATCGCACCAGCGCCGCGATGTCGTGCTTCTTGGGGTTCGAGTCCCACCTCTTCGCCTGCGAGAGCGGAACGTAGCGGAGTTCGAGCTTCTCTTCGGCCATGGCGTTCCTCAGCTCGCGGTCTCGAAGGGTTCGCCGGGCAGATGGGCGAGCCCCGGCGGCCGGATGTCCGACGGAAGGAAGAACACCGCACGGTCAGGCTCCTGATCGAGCACCACGGCGGCCATGTCGGCGAAGACCTGGAGGAGCCTGCCGCCACCCTTCGGGGTGACGACGGCCCGGCCGATGAACGGGAACAAGCGCGCCTGGGGCTGGCGGAAGCGGCGCACCCAGTCCAGGGACTCAGGCGGCCAGCCCTGGAGGCACACCAGCTCCAGCAGCTCGGGCTTGTGGGCCCGCAGCTCCTCGACCAGGGTAGGTGGGATCGCCGAGCCGGGCCGGAACCGCAGGACGTCGCCATCGGCGTGGACCGCCACACCAAGCGCCTGAACCTCGGCAAGCAGCTCTTCCGCCGTCATACCGTCAGCAGGTCCTCCGCTGCGGCGCACGAGCCAGCACCGTCCAGTTGGCCCCGGAGTGGGGTGTCCTCGCCGGGTTCCCCGTCTGGCCCCGAAACATCCGCAACATCCGAGGCATCCCCTTTGTTTTCAACGACTTCGGTCGACTCCGCACTCGAAACAGCCGCTTCCGTGTTTCGGGTCGATTCCGCTCGTAAGTCATTGATTCCATTGGCGTGTTCCGCTTGTTTCGGCTCGAGAGGGGGAAGGTAGCGGGCAAAGGCATCCTCGAACCACGCCTGCTCGTAGCCCTTCTTCGACTCCTTGCCGATCCGGATCTGCTTGGGCCGGATGCAGAAGGGCCGGAGGAGCTTGGCGAGCTGCACGCCTGTCAAGGGCTTGTCCGCCTTCCACTCTGCCCAGGGTCGGTCGTCGCGCTCGCTGAGGCTGTAGAGAATGAGCTGGGTGAACAGTGCGGGCTCCCCAGTCTCCTCGAAGATCGTCCGCAGGTCACCGAGGAGCAGGGTGCCGACCGACTCGTCCTCCTCGGCGGGTGCCGCTCCCGAGAGTTCCTGCGCCGCCTGCCTGGCCCTCGCCGGCCAGTCGCCGCCTGCGGCGTCGGCGATCGCGAGAAGGGGGCGCCAGTTGTCGGCGGCCCGGTCGTGGAGCTCCGGGGGGACCTCGGGGTCTGCCTCCTTCAAGTCAACGAGGGAGTCGAGCGCCCACCGCGTCGCCTTGCGGCAGAGCACTTCCAGCTCTCGGACGCGGTCCGCCCGGAACCTCCTGACCTTCTCCTCTCGCCTCCGGCGGCGCAGGGACACCGGGATCGAGCGGTCGGCCAGGGTGTCGGGCAGGCGGCCGATCATCGCGATCGCCACCGCAGCGTACGTGGAGAACACCCGTACCTCGTGCTTGTCGCCGACCGTGCGCACCACCGTTCCGTTGCGCCGGTGCCCGCTGTTGAGCACGCCCCGCAGCTCCTCCTTGTCCACCAGGAAGGTGTCGGCCTCGTCGACGAGGAGAGTCGGCCGGAACTTCTCAACCGCCCGGAAGAGGGCGGCCGCAGTGATGTTGGCGACGTTGAGCGCCTTGCAGCCGAGGTGCTCCAGGATCTCCAGGAGAAGGGTCTTTCCGCAGCGCTT